CCCGATGACGCCGGAAGAGGCGCAAGAGAACAAGCGTCAGCTTGAAGAGGAGCAGAAGAAGCTCACTGATCCGCCGAAGGATCGGAATGTGCCACCCGACTCGCAGGTCAACCAGCAGCCGCAGCCCTCGCACCCGGAGACGCTCCGTTCGGCGGAGGCTACGGAGAAGGAAAGCGGGCAGTCCAAGGCCAAGCGTGTAGATACCGCTGACGTGGACCCCGCTGGTGAGAAGGCCCCGCAGGGGTGGGGGAAGGCTCCCAACGTCTACGTCATGACTAACGTGGACGGTGAGAAGCTGTCGGTCACCACGAAGCAGTGGGCACGGTTCGGTCAGAAGCTGCGCGCCAAGGGGTGGACGACCCCGGAGTTCGCAGAAGGCGACCAGGGTGGAAGCGAAGAGATTCCGCCCAATGTCGTCTGGGGTAAGGACGCACCTGAAGACACGCCCCCGACGTAGTCGGGTTCCCTGGGGAAGGGGCCTAACCGGCCCCTTTTGCAATTGATTGCACCATCAAGGAGTGATGTATGGCACTGAAGACAGAACGACAGGTAGAGACCCGTCCGCCATCCGACACAGCGGTGTTGGAACTGGCCCTGTACAAGAAGTATACCTGGGGCACCACGACCTACGAGGCAGGCAAGCCGTATCGGTTTCGCCATCAGGATGCGATGGTGCTGCTGTCAGAGCAGGATACGGGTCGTCCTATCTGGAGGTTGTACACGCCTGAACGTCCGAAGGTCGTCCCTTCGAATGAACCGCAGGACAAGACATGGGTTCAGGCGCTGCCACCGGTCGAGAATCTCAGTGTTACGCCGCCTCCGGCCAAGCGGATCGAGATCGGTGACGACAGCGAGATCGCAGACATTCTGCAGACCACCAGCGAAGGTGATGTGACGGTGTAAGACTATGGCAGTCCGGATGGCGATGCCGTTGTTCGTGGACCCCGCCGATGTGATTCTGCGGATGCAGTTGAGTGCGGACCTAACCGGCATTGAGGATGTCATTTCGTCTGGCATCATGGCGGCTCAGCTGCACGTCGAACGTGTCATCGATGGGAAGTTGTCGCGCCAAGCGCAGGACTGTCGTTTTTTCATTGATGCGGAATCGTTCTCTGGTATTGCTCCAGGTGGTCTGTACCGCCTGGAGGTTCCCAGTGGTCTCGTGCGTGAAGATGCGGTTCAGACCGTAACGGTGTCTACGGACGCCTCGTCTGGACCGTTTGTTCCGCACGAAGCCATTGATCAGAGTTTGATGCAGTTTGACTACCGGCGTGGATATCTGTACGTGGACGCCGGGACGTATGGCAACTCGTACGTCCGGGTGCAGTGCACGACGGGGTTCGAAGACGGCACCACTCCGCTGTCCGTTGAAGGGCTGTCGGTGTTTGAAGTGCCCAATTCCTATGCGGTAGGAGATCAGGTGGCCTATAACGGGAAGGCGTACACCTGTATTGCCATGCCGTCAAATGAGCCGCCGACGAACGCCACTTTCTGGACGCCCGCCTTCGTCCCGATGGATCCGATTCCGAACCCGATCTACGAAGCCATCATGGCGCTCGTACCGATGGTGTTCAACGCGCAGCAGACCACCAATCGAGCCAATGAAGCCAAGGAGCAGTATAAGACGTTGACGGACCACGCCAACGTTCTGCTCCAGCCGTACATGCGGACGCAAGGGTTCACGTTCAGGGCGCTATGAAACTGTTGACCGTCACGGTCGCTGGACAGACGGGGCTGGAGAAATCCATTGCTGCCCTGACTGAGGCTCTGGACACGGTGAAGATCCTGGACGAAGGCGCAGCCGTCATCTATAACCGGATGCGGACACGTTTTTTGATGGAGATGGACCCGAGTGGAGTAAAGTGGCCGCCATCCCAAGCCGCCATCCGTCGGGCCAAGAGTGGTCGTGGAGGTGGAACGCTGTTTGATACGGGTCGGCTGTTTCGGAGTATCCAGTTGTTTGCTGACAGCCGAACGACGCGTTCGATTGGCACCAACGTGACGTCGCCACAGGGGTTTCCGTATGCTCATAAGCACCAGTTCGGCATTGGATTCCCGCAGCGTCAATTCCTGGGCTTTGCGCCAGAAGATCTGGGAGCCATGCAGAAGGTGATCATCCGGCGTATTCAGCAAGCACTGAAGCAGAGTGGTACGCCATGAGCCAGCTGGTAGATATTTTAGAAGAAGCCAGCACGCGTTTGCTGAAATTGAATGCTCCGCCTGTTAATCTGACGGGCAAAGTTGTGGTCGCCTATGATGAAAACGATCTGCTTGATGTCTTGAAGGGCGTGCGTAGCTACCCGGCCGTGGGCATTGTCTATGAAGGCATGCGGTCCCAGTCGGAGACGGGAACCACTGCGCAGGTCGGTTTATCTTGTGAAATTGTTCTAGGGCTGGTGCTAGTGGAGCGCGGTGACGAACTTCACAACACGACACAAAAACGCACGCGAGCTATTGAATATCTGGACGCGATGCGGTACCAGTTTATTGGTCAGAAGAGTACGGTCACACGTCATTTCTGGAAGTTCATGGTGGAAGCTCCAGCGGCGCTCCGTTCAGGCACCGTATGTTGGGTGCAGCGATGGAGTGTGCCTGTCCAACTGGCGCACCCGTCACGTCCTGTTCCCTGATGTCCAGCCTGTATGTTCCCGCTGGTGTCCTGCATTCTGCCGACCAAAAATCGGGCAGCCTTCGTCCCCGACGCCATTCGTAGCTACCAATCGCAGACGTACCCGAATAAAGAACTGATTGTCCTGGATAATGGCGAAGATGCGACCGAGTCGCTGATTCCGCCAGATCCGACGATTCGCTATGCCCGAGTGCATGGTGAGGTGACCACCGGAGACATGCGGAACGCGTGTGTGATGCAGTCCAGTGGACAGGTGATCTGCCATTTCGATTCGGATGACTGGTCAGCCCCGGAAAGAGTGACGGATCAGGTCACTCGTCTCGGCACGTTCGGCGTAGTGACGGGGTACCACTCGATGCTGTTTTATGATGTGCGAGATGGCAAATGCTATCAGTGGCACACGCCTCAAGTCACGATGCGATATTTGCTGGGCACGTCGCTGTGCTACCGGCGTCAGTGGTGGGATCACCATCCCTTTCGGTCGTTGACGGTGGGTGAAGACGTCCGTTTTGTGCAGCAGGCCATGCGAGAAGCGTACAAACTCGTACCGACCGCTGCGGCCGGGCAGTTGATGGTGGCACGAGTGCATGACCATCAGACGTGTCGAAAGAGCCTGTCACGCACGAGTTATACTCCGGTGGCCAAGTCGTCTTTGCCGAAAGCCTTTCCCTGTGCGCTTTAATCTGGTCAGCAATCTGGCGAACGGATGTGGCCTGCAGCAAGACTACGAATTGCTTCGGAAGGAGTTGGAGGCGCGTGGTCATCAGGTGCAGGGCGTCCAGTTCAATCAGCCTGCCAGGGTGCCCAAAGCGGATGTCAACATCTTCTTGGAGGTGGTAAACCCGCTGGTGTTCCAGGCGGCTCCGGTGCAGTGGGCCGTGCCGAATCCGGAGTGGTGGTTCTCAGCCTGGACGCAACACGTTTGGCACAAAGTGTTGGCCAAGACGCGAGATTGCGAACGCATTTTCCGGCAGAAGTGTGGGGATCGGTGTCAGTATCTTGGCTGGACCGCTAGAGATCTGTATGTGCCGACGATTCCCAGAGAGCGAAAGTTTCTGCACGTCGCCGGGAAGTCACAGTTCAAGAACACGACAGCGGTAGTAGAAGGCTGCCATCAAGCGGGTGTGCCTCTGACCGTGGTAGGGGAGCATGTGTTCCCGCGACGACGTGTGTCCGACAAAGAATTGATCTACCTGATGAATTCGCACTTTTGCCATTTGATGCCGTCCGCATATGAAGGCTATGGACAGGTGCTCCATGAGTCCATGGGAGTCGGGCAGGTGATCGTGACGACGGACGCCCCACCGATGAATGAATTGTCACCTGTCCTCCTAGTGCCAAGTGTGTCAACACGACGGCACCATGAAGGATTGTTGCACAAAGTCTCATCGTCGGATGTTGCAAAGATGGTAAAACACGTCTTAGATATGCCGCCCACTCTCCTCCAACAGCTGCAGGACGGAGTCCGAACGAAATACCACGAAGAGCAACAGGCGTTTCAGCAGGCGTTGGACGCGTTGGTGGGGAGGGCGTCATGAATTGGCAGTGGTCCGGTGAAGTGGGCATGGACCTGCACGAAGCACTGCGTGCCGCGTGCGCGTTGCTGAAGAAAGTGGATAGTTATCTGGAGATTGGAGTGGATGGTGGAGGGTCGTTGAACACGGTGTTGTGCGAAGGGGTGCCGTCTCGCATCGTGCTCTGTGACATTTGGGATCCGACCTACTGCGACCACGGAGATGCCAAGCCTGTCGTGCTGAAGATATTGGAGTATTTCAAGACATCAGCCCAGTTCTTAGACGGGGATTCGAAAACGCTGATTCCGACGCTGCGCGAGCAGTTTGATCTCGTGTTGGTGGATGGGGATCATAGTGGTGTTGGAGCCCAGATTGATCTGCAAAACGCATGGCCATTGGTGCGTCGAGGGGGAATATTGGTGATGGATGACATAAACCACTCGAATTATCCTTGGTTGGCGCATGTGTGGGAGGCGAACTTGTCTCGGTGGCGGTGGACCTACTCCGTAGAGCGCATTGCTGAACTTCATGGCGGCTGTAACGCGGCGATGGTGATGAAGCTATGACTCGTCTGGAGTTGGGCTGCGGTAATCATCCGACGTCGGGCTGGATTCACCACGACCGATGGAAACACTCGCCGCATGTCGAGGTGGCGTTTGATTTGGCCCAGATGCCGTGGCCCCTGCTAGAGGGGGAGCTGTCGCACCTGCTTGCTATTGATGTGTTCGAACACCTGAAGTGCGATGTCCAGACGTGGTTGGATGAGTGCTGGCGCGTCTTGTCGCCGGGCGGCACCCTCGATATGCGCCTACCCGCATGGGACAACCCGTATAGCTGGCGTGATCCGACACATTACCGGGTGTTCCACCCGGAGTCGTTCCTATACTGGTGCCCAGACGCCAAAGGTACGGTCTGGCAAGATTTCGGACGGTATTACTTCGGAGAAGGCTACAATAAATGGTGGCGGCAGGTCTCGGTGACGCGTGAAGTCAAAGATCTCAGGTTCCGGCTATGCAAGATGTCGTAATTATCCCGACGTATGATCGACCTGAGATGCTGTGGCTGTGCTTGGAGCATTTTGCTGCGTGCCCAGAAAGTGCAGACGTTCGCGTCTGGGTGTATGTGGACGCCCATGTGAACCAGCCATCCGTACCACGCGAGGAAATCCTGGCGGTGGTGAAAAAATTCCCACAGCTGTCGGTGGAGGTGACGTTTCGTGCTCCGCATAGGTATCTCGGTAACAGCTTCAACGTGTTGATGGCCTACAAGGACGCCTACCAGTCGAAAGCCCAGCATGTGTTTCTGATCGAAGATGACGTGGTGATCAGTCCGGGATTCTTTGCGTGGCATCGTGCGCAACACGATGGGCATCTGCTCGGGTGCAGTATCGCCATCGAAAAAGGTCCGCGTCAGGGTCCGTATGCGTCGTTAGGCGTGTGCTTTCGACGGGAAGTGCTTCAGGTGGTGGTGCCGCACTGCAACGATGCGTATTTCAGGAGCATGGAAGGTTACATTAGAGAGCGATTTTTTTCGAAGGGGAAACCTGCGCTGGACTATGAACAGGACGGACTAATTGCCCGGCTGTTGGATGGATATAAGGTGGCCTGGGCACAAACGCCCTTGGCTCAGCATGTTGGGTGGTATGGTTATCACCGCGCTCGAAGTACGCGTCCAAAGGGGTCGTTAGAGGACCGTTATCGGCAGATACGTCATGTGCTGAGTGATAGTCATCTTTTGCGCGTGTGGTCTCGGGATTTTGGGGATATTGTTCCGTTGCAATTGAGTGCAGATGGCCGTTGACATCGTCTGTGGCCTCTGGCACAGTATCTCTGCAGCCGCGCTTAGCCATGCCGGTTGCTGGTAAAGGAGCACACTATGAGTATGGTAAATGTTCGTAACCTGGGGTTCGGCGGGACTGGCATTCCCGATGCCATGCCTCAGGCGATTGCCGAACTCCAGGGCATGAGATTGTCCGTCGTGACCGGAGCGGCAGCTGGCACGGTGGTCCCGGTCACGGGAATGGATCCAGAAGATCATATCGGGGCCGTCGTCAACCTCACCGACCTTGTGGACGTGGCGTTGAACACGATTACCATTGGTGCCCGCAATGCCTCAGCCACCATTACTTGTCTGACCACAGCGGTAGACGGGGACAAGGTGACGGTCAACGGCAAAGCCTACACGTTCAAAGACGTGGTAGTGCACACCAGCTACAACACGCCGCCCGGCGTCGTGCCTATCGACATTACGCCCAGTGGCAGCAACCCGAACGAGATGGCAAGCCGATTGGCTAAGGCCATCATGTCAGGCGACAGCACACTGACCGCGAGTGTCGCTGTGGGTACGCCCACCATCGTGACGGTGAAGGTCCGTCAGCCAGGAACGGCAGGCAACAGCTATACGCTGGCCGAGACCGGCAACGCCGTTACGATCTCCGGGGCGACGTTCACGGGCGGCACAGCGGCTGGCAGTTCAGGGTTCAGCAGCAGTGTCAGTTTGGCCGCCAAGAAGCTCTTGGTGCTCTGGTACGACAAGGCTCCAGGTGCAGCCACGAACCCGTTGCTCTTCCGGGCGCTGGGGGCACTGGAGGAATCCGGCTCTGAGGTGGAGTACGAACTGTCTGTCACCGAGTTGGAGCCAGAGTCGGCAGAAGTCGGTGACGAGAGCTTCACGCTGACTGTGCGTGGCACTGGCTTCGGCCCCGATTCCAAGATTGTGTTCAATGGCTACGAAGAGCCCACCACGTTCGTCTCTCCGCAGGAGTTGACCACGGGTGTCAACATGGCCGTGTGGACCGGACCGTCAGAGCCTCTGCCGGTGAAGGTACGCACAGGGTATGGGGATGACAGCAACGAGATGATGTTCCAGTTCTATGCTGAAGGGACTGGCCCTGCTTCTCCGCCAGAAGGACAGGCTGGACGTCGTGGTCCTGGTGGTCCTGGCAAGCCGGGTGGTCCTGGTCGTGGTAGCAACCTGACCATCAAGCCATCCAAGGGTGCCGGAGACCGGGACAAGAACGAGCGGAACGACAAGGACCGGGACGACGACCGCGACAACAAGCCTGACGCTGGCCGCTAGTTTCAAAAGGACGAGGAGAACGAGCATGGCAACTTTTGATGCGGCCAACTGGTATTTCAGTGGCCAGGGCGTCATCATGGTGGGTCGTCGTGATCCAATCACGGGCGACGCCATCGGATTGCGCCCGGTAGGTAACTGTCCCGACATGAAGCTGGGGATCACCACGACGGTGGTGAACCACAAAGGGTCGCAGGACGGTCAGCGTGCGACGGACGCCCGTCTGCAGACCGAAATCAACGTCACCTGCTCCATTACGGTGGAGAACTGGAACGCCAAGAATCTCGCGGAAGCCACCAGAGGTGATGACCTGCTGATTCATCCTGGATCTGCAGCCAACGAAACGATTATGGGCTTCCCCGGGCTGGTGAGTGCATTCCGGTACATTGATGTGTCTGCGGTGGTCGTGCGACAGGGTGGCACGTCGCTGACCGCGTACACGGACGGCACCGTGCCGTGGGACTACAAGCTGAATCCGGAGGCGGGTTCTATCATGATGAACGACGGCATCTTGATGGATTACGCGGCCTACACGCCAGCCTCGCCTGTGGAAGCGGGTGATGAACTGAGCGCCAGCTACACCTACGGCGAGCAGTACCTCGTCTCGTCGCTGACCCGCCCGATCACCGACAACTGGCTGCGCTTCGAGGGTTTGAACACCATCGAAGAGAACAGCCCGGTCATCGTGGATGTGTTCCGGTTCAGCAACGACCCGCTCAAGGAACTGGCGCTCCTCAGCGATACGTTCGGGCAGTTCGTGATCGAAGGGTCGGTGCTCAAGGACGATACCCGACTGTCGGGGTCGAACTACTTCTCAATCAAAAAGCTCAAGGCGGCACCAGACAACGCGTTTTAGACCTTGTGTTTTTTACTCCCGTGTAATAGTATGGGTGGTCCAAGGAGGGCCGCCCATGCTAGAACTCTGGAAGCCAGTAGTCGGGTATGAAGGGCTGTACGAGGTTTCGGATCAGGGTAATGTCAAATCGTTGCCCAGAGAAGTGCCTGTTGTAAGAACAGGCGTTGACTATCTCAGGGTGAGTCCGGGTAGGTTGTTGAAACGTGGAAAGGCGAGCGGTAATAGATGGAATGTGGTCTTGTGTAGGCAGGGAACAACAAAGACCTGTCTTGTCGCCCATCTCGTTGCCGCCGCGTTTCTGGGACCAGCAAATGGCTTACAGGTGCTTCATAAGAACGATGTGACGACCGATGATCGCGTGGAGAACCTGAGATACGGCACCCACGCTGAGAACATGGGGGACAAGGTGCTCAATGGCTTGTCGAACCGGGGAGCGAAGCACCACAAAGCAAAGTTGACTGAGGATCAGGCGCGAGCTATCAAGACCCGCTCGCAGACGGAAGACACCAGAACGCTCGCCAAAGAATTTGGGGTGTCTCCGAACACGATTCAGGCGATTAAGCACGGGTATAACTGGTCTTGGTTGAAATAAACTCGTAAATCCATCGCAGGCCCCTACAAGGAGTGTGAAGTGGCCAAGCAGACCGTCAAGATCGCAGATCTCGCGCAACTCAGTCGAACCGTAGACATCTCCGACGATAAACAAATTCGGGTGCGAGCCTTGAATTTGAAGGAGATGGTGGAGTTGTTTATCGACTCCCGTGAGGTGTTTCTGCCCTTGTACGCGGCCGGTATTTCCGGTCAGGGTACGGCTGAAGAACTCGCGCCATTTTTGCTGTCTGCTCCGGAAGTGGTGGCCAAGATCATTGCGCTCGCCACGGACGAGCCCAGTGAAGCCCACCTCGTTCAGCAGCACATGCCAGCGACCGTGCAATTGATTGCACTGTCGGAGATTTGGAAAGCCTCGGTACCCGACCCAAAAAAAGCGAGCGAATTGTTATCCGAGGTGACAGTTCTGTTGCAAAAGCTCAACGAAAGCGGCGTACCACAGATCCAGCCGATGCTTTCTCCCACGAGCTAGTTACGGCGTTTGAATTTCTGGTGGCCAATGGTCACCGTCCAGCGGATATCTGGAGATACAGTCTGCGGGCCATGGGTGTGTATGTGGAGACGATCACGATCCGTCTTCGGCAGGAATTACACGCTATTACCGTGGCTGTGCGCCATACGCAAGGCTCCGACGCCAAGGTATTTCGTGAGTTTTTGAATAGCCTTGTGAGTGAGGACGACTGATGGCCCCAACTGCTGCGGCGATGGAGTTAAAAGTCCTGATTAGCATTATGCAGCAGGGCACTGCTCTGCAGGCCATGCTGGGTCAGGTCAAGCAGCTGTCCCAAGCCTTTACTGGTCTCCAGGCCCAGGCAGCCGCCGCTACGACGGCTGGTCAAGCACAAACTCCACCAACCGCTAACGCTGGAGTTTTGCAGCGTGTGGCGACAGCTGCCGCTGCTGCCCAGCAGGCTACTGCTGGAGCTACGGCAGGTGTAGCCAACGTGGGGAAGGCAGCAGCCCTTGCTGCGCCGCCCACGTTGAACCTTGCCGCAGCGGTTGCCACGTTGACGAGTGGTCTCAAGTTTTTGGCTGGAGGTTTTCTCGCCATCCAGGGCGTGCGCTTTCTGAAAGACCTTGCAGACACCGCTGCGAGAGCAGAAGTGTTGCAGACAGTCCTGCACACTGTGGCCATGAACTCTGGTATCACGGCGAAGGAAATCGACAAGGTCGATAAGCAGGTCCAGAGCCTGGGTATCACGGCGGCGGCCAGTCGTCAGTCACTGACGCAGTTTTTGCAGGCTGGACTGAATATCAAGTTCGCACCAGCTCTGTCGCGTGCAGCCCAGGATCTCGCTGTCATCTCGGGCATGGATTCGTCTGGGACGTTCCAGCGCCTGATCCTGAATATCCAGCAGTTGGATACGATGGGGCTTCGCTGGATGGGGATCGTGGTGTCTCGTGCCGAGGCCGAGCAGCGATACAAAAACGTCCACAAGGAAATCACAGGTGAACTGTCGCAGAGGCAGAAGCAGGAAGCTCTACTGCAGGAAACACTCCGAAAAGCTGGGGATCTTGAGGGCGTGTATCTGGCCGCGATGGGCGATGTCGGGAAGCAAACGCAGTCTCTGAAGAGGTATACAGACCAACTCAGCACCTCTGTTGGAAATTTCCTGCTCCCGGCGTACAGCGTACTGGTGTCGGAGTTTACGAATTTTTTGGCCAAGGCCCAGATTACCGCTGAGGTCATGGGTGAGACCACTACGATTGCTGAGGATTTGGCATCAGCGGTGGGTACCATCGCACGAGCCTTGAATGTAGCTGCGACATTTCTGCTCAAGCATGCAGAAACGATCCTGTTTGTCGTTAAGGCGTATGCCGCTTGGAGAATTGCTTGGAAGATTTACGATCTTATCGGCGGCGCGATGAATCTGTTGGCTGGCTTGAGGACACAAATTCTTGCCGTTACGGCGGCCACACAAGGAGCAACCGTCGCGACGGTAGCCTGGGGTGCGGCGATGGCCGCCTTGAATACGGTCGCTTTGACAGCGGCGATTATTGCGATGGGCTTCGCGCTCGTAGAGACAGCCAAAGCGACGCGTGGTCTCTGGCGAGCGATTGAAGAAGGCCGCACAATTGAGTTCTTCACGAAGAAGGACGAAGATAACATCATTCGACGCATGCTGAGCCTAGATCGAGCGTCGGCTGAAGAAGAAAAGATCATCAATGCTCGATTGTCCAAGAATACGGCTCTGCGAGCGGCAGGGCGGCAGCAGATGGAAGCCCAAGATGCATTGTCTCAGGCAGAGCGCGATTATGCGACAGCCAGAAAGGGTGGTATCCAGGCTGATAAAGATGCAACGGAAGCGAAATATGCTGTAGCCAGAGCGGATATGAAGGCCGCTAAGGAGGCAGTGGCAGCCGCCGAAGCACGATTCGCCATAGAAGATCCAGAAGGGTTTCGACGTGAAAAGGCAGAAGCTGCTCAGCGTGCAGAGGTGCAACGCATAAAGAAACACGGCGAAGAGATGATAGCGGCGTCGGCTGAACTCGGAGAGAAAGTTACCTTCACTGATGAGAACAAGGCACTTCCGGTTGCGTTCCAGAAGACGCTCAGCACTGTCTCGAAATTCGTGGCTGATTTCGATGAAATTTCGAAGAAGCCTGCTGATGCGACTGGTCGTATTAAGGAAGCCCTTGATTCGCTTGGCGATCTGCCTCGGTCCGTTGCCCAGATCCAGGAAAGTTTAAAAATTGTCGTCCCGACTGTGACCAATGCCGAGGCGTTGAAACAGTTCGATGCGCAGGTCGGAGAAATCCGGAAGCGGTATGCCGCCGCTGGGGCTGATCCGCAGAAGTTTGCTGAGTTGAATCGCCTTCAGGCGTTGGCTCGTTTGAATGCGGCTGCTGGTGAGCGAGCCCTGTTCGCGCCATTGGACGCTGAACGTGCCGCCCGACTCAAAGAAGAACAGAGTCGGTACGCGGACCATCTCCAGTCGCTCTTGACGATGACCAAGTCTCGCAATGAGACGCAGGCCAGTATTGACAAGGATCAGTACGATCAGGGGTTGATGACGCTGGATGCCTATTTCGAAGCACGATTGGTGCGGATGCGTGAAGAAGCAGGTCTGGAACAGCAGATCGCCATCAACAATCTCCGGTCGCTTGAGCAACAAAAAGCAGCCGGGTTGGCCAAGACGGATCCAGAGAGACAGGCATTGCGTTCTCAGTTGGAGGCGGCTCAGAGGCGACTGAAAGAACTGCAGGGTGATGAGAAGACGCCCAGCGCGTTCGCCAAAGCGCAAGCAGACCTTTTGCGGCAGCAGGATGCCGAACGTCGGGGTATTTCGCGTCAGATTCTGGAGTTGGAACTGCAAACGGCAGCGGCCTACGGGAGTGAGGCTGAAGCCATTGCGGTGATCAACCAGCAGGCTCTTGTTCGCAAGGAAGCGATGAAGGGTGTCGCGGGCGGAGACGAAGCCGTTGACGCGGATACTCAGCTGAGACTTGAACAGAATGCTGCCAATTTCCGTCAGCTTGCGCTGGAGCGGGCCTTGGAAGCTAACGTTGCCCGGCGTCAGGCATTGACTATTGAGCAGGCGATCCTGGACGTGGAAAAAGGGCGCGTCGATGCTGATGCCAAAGTAGGGGCCATTACTGACCTTGAAGCCATGCGGTTGCGGAATCGACTGTTGATGAAACAGGTTGATATCGACCGTAAGGAATTGGCGATTCTGGAAGTCGAACTGGCTGCGAAGAATCTGGAAATCCAGAACACGATCCTGCGTGTCAATGAAGAGCAGGCGAAGGCTGGGAAAGCCGCTGACGATCCCGCAACTATTGATAAGCGTCGAGCCGCTATCGAAGGGTTGCAGTCTGAGACGGCCCAGTTGAGTGTGCAGGTCGTAAATCTGAATGGGAAGATTCAGACGGCCACGGCCGAGATGGAGACGTACGGTGCGTCGCTGAAGAGGAATTTCACGGATGGGTTTGCTGACGCACTGGTGAAGACGACGCATGGGTTCGAAGAGGCGGGAAAAGCCTGGGTGAGTTTCGCCAAGAGCATTGCTGACGAAATTACGAGTATTTTTGCCAAGGCTTTAACGCAGAAGCTGTTCTCCAAGCTTAGTTTTGGCTTCATGGATTCGCTTATGGGCACCAGTGGTGGTGGCGGGGGCGGGGGGAATGCGCTGTTTGGTAACGTCGCCACTCCGACTCTGGCGGAAGGTGGCATGATCACGGGTCCAGGCACAGGGACGAGTGACTCGGTGATCGCTAGAGTGTCTGCTGGTGAGCACATCATGCCTGCTGCCAAGACGGCTCAGTTCCTGCCATTGTTGGAAGGCATCAGGACCGGACGCATCCTGCCCTACCGCACAGGTGGACTGGTGCACTCAATTGCACCGGGGTCCATCATCCCGAGACGCTACGCTAGTGGTGGCATGGTGGCGACGGATGGCGGAGCCTCCTCTGTCCAGCCAGGAGGGGGTGGTCCAGGCAACATGGTGGTGACCATGCACCCCGACACGCTGAACATGACCATGCGCGAGTGGCTGGAGCATGAAGTTGTGCGTCAGCAAGGGAGACGATAGATGGCCCTGCAATTCAGTGAGACGCTGCGGAACAACCGCATCAATCAGTTTGAAACGACGCTGGCCACGAGTCCCAAGCTCCGGATCATGTCAGGTCCGCAGCCTGCGAATTGTGCGGCGGCTGACACGGGCATTCTGCTATGTGAGATCACGTTGCCATCAGACTGGTTGACTTCTGCAGCTGTCGGGAATAAGACCAAGGTCGGGACGTGGTCGGGGTTTGGTGATGTTGCCGCAGGGTCCGGCACTCCTGCGGGGCATTTTCGTCTGAAAACCAATGCAGGCACGATTACCCACTGTCAAGGCACGGTGACAGTTGTCGGGAGTGGGGGCAATATGACCCTCGATGTGAACAACATCGTGACGGGACAGGCCGTGACCGTGGCGACGTTCTCCATTACAGACGGCAATGCCTAACGCCTCTCTGGACCAGACGTGCGACGGCGTCATCTTTGACGCGGTGATCGCGAAGGACCGATCTGCGTTCTTTGATCAGGTCGCAGCGACGGCGATCCTCACGGCATCGGTGGAGCTAGGTCGAGTAGCTAGGTACGTCAGTGCAACGGCTGAAGCTCAACTCACCGCGACGGTGACGTTAGGTGAGCCCACTCCACCAGAAGAACTGTTGGAGACCCTTCCGGCCCGACTCTATAACCTGACTGGACGTGTGCGAAGTTCAGGGGGCTGTGTGGTGGTGTTCAAAGGCCCAGCCAATCGTACGGTCGCGTGGTCGCTGGCGTCAGGCTACGGCACGTTGACTGCCTACACGACCCGCACAAATGCCGTGGGCCAAGCCATTGCTCGGTATGATGCTGGTGGCATTCCTGGACGCGTGGTCATCCGTGCCACGTTCGTGCGGTGAGGCAGTGATGGCAGTCCGACTGTTGTATGGTCCTGCCCCCATCGTAGATGGTGGAGAGGGTGTGGTCAAAGATGCGGTCTTTAATCTTAGTGAATTGAAGGCATGGTATCCGGGTGTGGGTGCCATTGTCTATGGCCACTTTGTAGACGCCCCAGAGGGCAATATGCTCCACGTCATGACGCTAGATGGCGTGTGTTGTCCGTTGAGATGGCCGACGAGTGTAGCCTTGGGGTGGTGGCCGGGACGCAAGCGAATGGTTGGGCTGTATTTTGAGAGAGTGCCTCCCGGCGATCAGTCGCCCCTTGAATATTGGACGGCTGAGTATGTGTACGAGCCCAAACTGATGTGCGTTCAGAGAACTGATTACCGTGAGTTCTTGGACCCAGATGACAATGTTCCAACCTACCGTCCATACGTTCGACTCCCGGATCGTCGGTTGTTTATGGACGGCACGCATTTTTTTGGTGTCAAACTCGGCGTGCCTGGCATCGTGCCTGAAGGCCCGAGAATAGATTTTTTCGGGGATTATATAGGAGCGGGTCGGAACGATCTCGAAGTGGTAGTAAGCGGTGGCGCATATGTACCCGGCGTGGATCAGACCGACCGACTAGGCGCACGATTTTATAATACGGTGACGCAGGACTGGTCCTCTCCGCTGTATTACACCAGCCTGGATGGGCGAGATATGGTGTACGCCCCGGAGTTTGGGGTGTTCCTCTCGGTTCAGCAGGAAACGCTCGGCACGTCAGAAGATGTGTACACGGTTCGGGTATGGAGTCTGGAAGTCGATCCATTTGAAATTAGCGAACCGGAAGTGGTTGGCGGTTCTGTGCGATCTGGACAGGTCGTCACGTATCGTGTGCGCGTGTGGGGAGATGCCCATGACCCTTGTGAGGGGGAGTTGGTGAACTGGCTTGTATCTGGGTCCGGGAGGCTCCTTGACGCCCAGAGCACGACGGACGCTCAAGGCTACGCCACCGTGCAAGTGCAGTACGCTGTCGGGGAAGTGGGCGAGTCTACCATTACTGCGAGTCTGCGATGCTGATGGAAGTGTACAAAAGTGACCCGTTGTATTACTACAACAACGCCGATCCGAACCCGCATGTACCGTTGTGGGACGATTTCTATAACAGCGACACTATTCCTGAACCGTATGATGAACAACTCGCCCTGTTAGATGGCATCATCGTGTCGCCTTCGGCCCCTCCTGGTCCTCAGCATGTTCCGCAGCCTCCGGGGCAGGGCCAATTGCCCACGAGTCCCACGAGTATCTATGTCTTTGGGATGATGAATCAGAAGGCATGGCCAAGTTGGGGATTTGCCTATTGGCGCTTCAATGCGGTCACGGGAAAGATGGAGGATCGCATCCCAACGCAGTCGAATTTGGGTGCGCTTTTTGCCATGAATGGCGTGTCAATGGGTCGCCAGGGGGATTTGTATTCTCGGCATTATTATCAGGACGAGATTCTGAAACTTCATTTAGGCACCACGGCGACAGCATTTTTGGGGGAAGAACCGGAGTTATCTGAAGAAGATAGGGAAGATGGCGTTGTCAGTGGGTGGCATGTGGAAGAGGGGTGGACAGCCAGCCATTTCAGTGATCACGGTGGCGAGTATGGACCTGTTCGTACTTTCGGATTTGGGGCCTTTGCCGTTGATCTTCAGACTGACACCTTTCTGAATTCTTTTATAGACGATGCCATTCATATCTATACGTTGAGTACAGGGCAGTGGAAGTACAGCGTCCGTATGCCTGACATTGTGGATCGCATTTGTCTAGAGGATGCGTCTCGGGTGTACATCCTGCTGATGGATAGACAGATAATTCTGTTTGATTACATCCGAAACGAAGTGCTGGGAGTGGCGAAGCTCCCAAGACCGGTAGAAGCCAGAGAGTATTGGAATACTAGCGATATCGAGATTACGTGGGATCCGGTGTTTCGTCGGCTCCTTGTGATTGAAAAGGTGCCTGATATCAATGGAGCCAGTGATACACGCATTCGTGGGTACCGGATGGTGCCAGAAGCGGTCAGAGTGACGGTGCCCATCCCACTGTTGGCTCCGCGTCAGCGTCGAGCCGTACCGTTTCTGGTGCAGTGTGTCGGGGACTTGAATGATGGAGTCGGCGGTTATGTGGTCGACGCCACGGTCACAGGCTCCGGATCACAGATCGGCATTCCGATCTCTGACAACCATGGGAACACCCGCATCATGGTGGCGTGTGAGGGGCACGAGTCGTTCTCAGCTTCTCCGCCATTTGATTGGGCGAATACGGGGTCGCCAGATGCAGACCCTCCGCATACCGGGCTGATCAACATTGCTGTAGAAGCATGGTCGTATAGGCCAGACCCCGCTGATATTCCGGTGACGGGTGGGGCGACTGGTGGCGGATCGTCTGGCCATGGCGGTGGGCCTGGACCGGGCGGAGATTGGCCTCCCGGCACGCCCGCACCCCCGAGTGAGGGTCATGACCCTGGAACGGGAGCCTCGGCACAGGCTCCGAATATGACCTACATCTTGGAGCGTGTCCTGAATGCTGGTAATTGGCAGATGACACGAGGTGATGCCTACGATCAGCAAGCCGCCGATGGTCGAGGAGCCTACACTGAGGCGGCCGTCACGGCGATGCACGATGTGGATGCCCGGTTCGGGCATGTGGATAAGAATCCCGGCCAGAACCAGTACAACGGCCACGCTGTCGATGCCATCAATTTCAAACGGGACGATGGCACGATGGCTGAAATTTACGACATTATTTCAGGCTCCGGTGGCATTGGATGGGGTCTGGCCCACGGTGGCATCAGTGCGGCGAACCTTGCGAAGTGGAAGTATCCGGCGTAGAGGACGACCATGCCATACCTGAATGCTGCGGGGGACCGTGCCCACGGTGTGGGTGGCGTCGGTGCGTTCGTCAATAACGTCCAGTTCAGTCCTGGTGGCGCAGCCAGTTGGTACGATCAGGACACCGTGGTGTTCCACCGCAATGCGGGTGGAAACTGGTATGTTGCTCTATATAACGTCGGGGGAGGCACCACACAGGCCGCTCCACGCGGAGCCAACGTCCTGTACGGTAGTGGTGGCGGCCACTGGGCCGGGTGGCTGTCTGGTTTCGGGCTGTTCACGTCCACAGGGGTAAATCTCCCTGATGCCGGATTGCTCGGCATGGGTGCGGACGGGACGCTGGCCTACAAGGCGAGCTATCAGGGACAGGGATTGGTGCTCCGCGCCCCAGGCGGAGGCGATACGTCCCTGTCGTCTGGCCCAGCCTTGGAAGTCCATGTAGTTGGTCCAAATCAGGCTGTCTGGCAGGAAGGCAATGTCCTGAAGACGGCGGGCCTGCCCAATTGCATGGTCTTGAGTGGAGGCATCTTTCAGCCCCACGCCCTTCAGGTGGGCGGGGAGTGGTGGATTTGCTACTGGTCAGATGCCCACGGCACGGTGCTCCACCCGTTCAACTCGACTGAAGGCTACCAGCCAGTCGGTGGAGACGCCTTTGGCATCGCGGCGGTCGTGCTCAGTGGCACGACTGTGCGGTTCGCATGGGCGTCGACACAGGCGGAGTCCAACTCGGCGTATGTGGACATCGACGTAGCTACGGCTCCTCGTACGCAGTTGGGGGCGGGAGCCACTGTTCCAGGCACGGGTGATGGTGGTAGTGACGGGGGCAGTGGCACGACCGGGATGGGCGGTCGCACACTGACTTCCTCAGCGAGCTTCCCGGTCGCCGCAGCAGCAGAAGAAGAAGTAGACCTTGAGATTGAGGTCTTGCCTGCGTTCCCAGACGAGAGCGGCTATGGCCGCATCATCCACCCCACGCTTGGGCCGTTTGACTACGAAGTGAAACCAGATGAGTGGGTGAACATTGATGCCGACGCCATCATCGCCCCCGTGTGGTCGTCGTCACGTACCTTGACCAGTGCTGCCAACGTGCTCTGGGCAGGCAACTTGAGGGATGTGGTGGTGGAAGAGCGATGGAAGGCGTTGGGCGGGTTGGCCATGCCGATTACCCAGTTTCGCATGTTGCTTGCCATCTGGACCACACCCGTTGATCCCGACGTGGGATATGTCCAGTGGTTCCCGAACTACATTTCAGGGCTGGGGTTCAATGTCCTGCCCGTGGGGCTGTCGATGGGAGGCAGTCAGATTGTCTTCGATGACGTGGTGAATTACAAAGACGAGGACGGTGAGCCCATCGGCTGGGTGACCAACCCGGTCACGTTTGTCCTGAAGCTGGTGGAGCGGCTCTGAAATGGATTTGCGGTGGCGGGCGACGAGTCGGGACAGCAAGAAGGATGTGCGGATCATCCTGCACCCGACGGCCGCGTTTCATGAAATACGGAACGGTCTGGACCCAGGGTCTGATGACTCGGTGGATTTGTCGCCCTATGTCACGCAGGCCACGCAGACCGCCTTCGATGCCAGTGTGACGCTGAGCTTCAATCGGGAGCTGTTTGGACCCGCCCAGCCCGCGCCCAACCAGCTGTTGGAGATTCAGCTGTGGCAGAAGGACGAGTGGAAACCCATTTGGATTGGGATTATCGACAATCTCAGTTCGTTCACGCTGCAGCGCGGCACCCGGTCCGTGCAATTGAGTGCAAAGAGCCGGGACTCCCAAGACCTCTGGCGCAAGAGCAAGCGGGTCACGGCGTTGTTCCCGCAGTTGACCGATTTCACGTATATCGCTATGCGTGTGGCGCGGGATGCTGGTCTCCGTGGTGATGAAATTGTGTTCCCCGCGAGTGCGATGACCACTGCCCACAGCAACACGCAGATGGCAGACATGAACGCGTGGGACATGATCTCCGCGATCTTCCAGCCATTGGGGTGGACCCCGTTCATTGATGGTATCGGGCGTCTCCGGGCGGCTGATCGGAGTTTGCAGGGGCGTTCCTCGGATATCAGATTGACGGATGACCGGGTGATCAAGATTGGGGGCCAGCGGCAGCGGTCGCCTGTGTCCCGTGTGCGCGTGCAGTGGTTGAATCCCACTCTGAAGAAGCACACGTTGCAACAGAAGAAACTGACGGAGCGCGTCATCACGCTCGGATGGTGGCTGCCCTACTGGAAAGACACGTTCTATTTCTCGGATGATCAGACGCAGCGAGCCGAGAACACGTATTTTGTGGGAAACCCTCGGTGTCAGCCCTCATGGTTGCCGTTCAACTTGGTGGATGAAGATTACAAACAGCAGTCAGAGAATCAGGGACGGCTGACGTTCGACAATCACAAGCAGACGGTGGGCGTCATTTCGATGATTGCGGGGTGGCACGCCGCGCATTACGTCCCAGATACTGTTCCTGGCACGGGTGTAACGGTTCCTGTTGGTCGTATCAAAGAAGCCTTCTGGCAAATCGGGTTGATGGGCCTGATGATCATGGTGGGCACTGGAAAATATGAGATCTGGGGCACGCCGTTTGATTGGGTGCATGCGCGCAACACCAGCGAAGCGTTCGATAGTTCGGTGCCGCTCTGGGTCGATAACGTCGTAGATATCGAGTCCGATTTCATCGTCAATGAGGAGCACGCGAAGGCCGTCGCCGTTCGGGAGTTGATCTATCAGGCTCGGTCTGCCAATAAATGGTCGACCACGATTGTGGATGACCCACGCATCGAGTACGGAGACATCCTCCAGTTTACCGATGGCACGCAACTGTACGTGGAAGATTTCACGCGACAGTTGGAACGGGGTAGTGAAGCCACCCTGGACGTGACCGGGTTCCTTGTCGGTCCTACGGCAGGCACAGGCACAAAGAATATTGCTCCGGTGGCTCCAGGTGCTGGGGGCGGCGGTGGAGGGGGTGCGGCTGCTGGTGAAGAAGGCCCCTTGGGTGTGCCCATCATCGGTAAGCAGCTGTGGATCGGGTGGTTTGAATTCACGACCGGTACGCCTCCTGCCCCTCTTGGCCCAGGAAATTGCTCGTTGTGGGTGCATCACGTCCCGTGGGCGCTGAAT